ATTAACTGTTGGTGCGCCCATTGGATTTCCTGCTCCATAAGTAAATCCTGCACTTGGGACAGATGGAACATTGCCACTAGGAGCAATTTGAGTTAAACCATAGGTTGCTGCGCCAACGGCTAAAGCAGCAGCAGCAGTTCCAACGGATGCTCCACCGGTTGCAAATGCGGTAGCAACTCCAGCAGCAGCGGCGGCATTTCTTAAAGTGTTCATGGCAACAACAATTGTTCCAATGGCTGCAACGAAAGCAGCAATTTTATTGACAACAAAAACAGTTGCAAGGATACCGGCTACAATTAACAATTCTTCTTTAATGCTTATCAAAAAGCCAATTGTTGTTTTTAATTGCTGACCAAATACATAAGCACCATTTGTCGCATCGGTAATTCCAGCAGTAACGCTGTCTTGACCAGTTAATCCTGATGCTAAAGCCTGAACATTGGGAACAACTACTGCCAGCAAATAGTCAGCAAATTGTTTCATAATTGGAAGCAAAGCATTTCCAATTTGTTCTTTAGTTTCTGAAAAAGCAATTTCCAATTGACGCATCTTAAATTCTGCGTTGGTCGCTTCATTGTCAATGAAACCTTTATAAGTTCCTTTAAGCATCTGCATGATTTCCTCATGAGATTTGGTTTTAAAAGTAGTAGCATCTATACCCAAACCAAGTTTGCCAAGTGCAGTATTTTGACCATCAAAACTTTTGCCTAAAGCATTTGTGATTACTTCAAGTGGCTTACCGGTAGCGGTTGCAATTTCTTGAGATAATGACAATAATTCTTGAGCCTTAGCAACATCATTTGTTGATCGAATCAAGCGAGCAAACGCAGGTCTTAAAACATCATCGGTTGTAGCGGTTGCAATTGATTGCTTTGTAATATAAGTATCGATCGATTTGATCTGATCGTCGGTTGCCTTTGTATTGGCTCGAATTGTCTGTTCTAAAGATTTGCGAGCCTTCTCATCCTCTGACGCTGCTTTTACCGCTGATACCGCAAATGCTGTGGCTGCTGCCCCAACGGCTGCAAATGCCAATGCTGCTTTTTTGCCAAAGTCAGAAATTTGATCTGCTGATTTATTGACTACTTTATTGGCATCATCTAAACCTTTTTTTAGTCCATCAATGTCAGCCGCTAAGGCAAGGGTTAATGTTCTACTATTACTTGCCATCAGAGAATTCCTTCTTGATATCTAAAATGATTTCTTCAAATTCTTTGATAATTGTAGGCTGCAAATGTCTAATGGTTGGATAAATAAACCAACCTCTTGAACCCGGCCCTTTTGGCATCGGCCCTGACCATCTTGGGAATTGTGGATATTTACCTGAACCAAATTCTGATGCTGCTCCAATACCCTTGCGATTACCTTTAGGATCATTGCGAGTGTTGAATTGAGTTGTTGCACCGCCTGAAAATCTTTGTGAAGCAAATCCAAATGAGATTTCGCCAAGTAATGAAGATTTTTTAACTTTACCGCCTTGAGCAACGCGATCAGCAACCTTGCCTCTTGATTTCGCAACACTACGAATTTCGTTCAATTCTCTTTGTGCTAACTCGCCAACCCTGCGTTTAGTTTCATCAACAGCAATATCGCTCATGCTTTTAATTACTCTAGCAAATGAAGCAAGTTCTTTTTTGTCATAGACTATTAGAGGTTCGGTGCTAGTTGCCATTCCGTTTCTCCAATATCTCGATTGCTGTGTAAATGTCCTCTGCTTCGACCCATTCGCTCATTGGTATTTGCGTGGCTATTGCCAACTCAACCAATAATCTACTTAGGCTTCCTGCTGGGTGGCTTTTGGGTCTGCATCACCAACAATGACATCACTTATAGTTTCCATCCAAGAATCCATTGGTTTGATTGGCTTGCTTCCGGCAACCTCACGCTTATGAGCATGATAAGCCAAAAACATAAGATCCCAAACGCCCAATTTTTCGGATGCCTGACCAATAGTGTGTCCTGTCTGCTTTTCCCATTTTGCCCACTCAGGCGGTTGGGCTACATAAGTAACTTGCTCGCCTGAGTTGTATTCAATTGTAATTGGTAGTTTCATTTTGCTCCCGTTTTTTTATTATAGAGTTTCTGTTACTGCGCCCTTAGATACCTTGAAAGTAAATGTTGCAGTTTGTGCATCTGGTGCTGTTCCGCCAACTGGTGCTGGATACGCTGGTAAGCAATCAAATGCAAAAGTGTGTCCAGATGTTACTGTCATTGTAACTGTGAAAGTTGTATCTGGTGCACTATCTGCTGCACCCCATAGAGCCTCACATACTGAATTTGTCTTGCCCCAGTCTGCTAATAATTCCATTGTGAATTCTGCTTCAACATTGGTTGTCTTGTAAGCCTCGCCATCAAGTGTCTGATAAGTTTGGCGATCGATTGTTTTGGTTAAAGTCGCTGAAAGTGCTTGCGCATCGATGTCTGTTCCGAGTGAACCTGAAAAAGACAGCGAAACATCGCGACCGGTGATTACTTGGGTTGCCATGATTCTCCTTAGATTGTTCGTGTGTAGTAGGTGCTGACTCTGACATCTGCGATAAGCAGCGTGCTTGCTCCAACTTGTGTAACTGTAGGTCTATCAACCGAACTGACAATATATCCATTTGGAATTACTGCCAGAACACTTATAATCAATTGCTCGATATTGTCGAGTGATGCAGGATTGCTATTATAAGCAACTGCAACTGTGATGGTCATATTAATTTTAGCGCGAATGTTTGATTTGCTTATTGTGTCGAATTCCAAATAGGGTGAATCTGGAACGCATACCACAGCAGGAGGAATAACTGTTTCTGGCACAAATGAATAAACATTTCCTGCAACGCTAGATAAAGCAGTTGCTAAAGGTGTGCGAACTTGCTCAAGAATTGTTTGGTTAGGCATTTATTGACACATGCTTTCGGTGTCCATGTAAGAGCCTAATAATCCTACACAGGTGTTGAAAAGCGATCTGCCCATTTTGAAGGGCGTACTGGTGAAATCCACACCCTCTATTTGTCCTCCGCTTGAAAGTCTTGCTTGGAATACATTGACTGAAACTGTGTAGACGGCTGACTGAACAGCCGCGTTTCCAACATAAGTTGATCCGCCAGAAAGGGCAGCAACTCCGGATGGGATGACATTAGCCTCGAGTAAATCGGCATTAGTGATCGATTGCGAAAAGGTATATTGTCCAAGATTATCTGCCAACACAACTCTTGTTCCGTTGTAAGGTGTTCCGCATCCTGTGATGACGACTGATTGTCCTTCGGTAAATTCATGAATTCCTAGTGTAGTGAAAGTGGCGACATTATCTGTCAGCGACACTTTTTCAATTGGGCTTTTAAATGTAACTAGCATCGGCAAAATAACTGTTTCTGCTGTGTCAATAATTTGGTTCAAGTAAGTGTCATCATATAGAGCGGAACTTACACCCAATACGGAACGCAATTGACTTGCGGTGATAATTGTAGGCATAAGTTCCTCTCTAAACTCCCATTAATGGATGCCTGTGATCGGGAGCAACCACAGGCACTCAGTTAAATTACGCTACGAACAAAGAACGGAATGCTGTTGGGTAGCGATTAACTACACAAACATATCCGTAAAGTCCGATTTCAATACGACCATTTGCAACGATATTGGCGCGAAGTTCAATCGTGCCACTTTCGTGGAATCGCATTGCTTGTGCTGGATAAACTAGTGCAGCCTTATCGCCAGTAGTGTTTCCTGTGTAGTTAGGATCTACAACTAGATCAAGTCCAGCAACTGTGCCATTTGTACTGCCTTGCGTAATTAAACCGCCAGCATTTTGAGAAACTGCTGCTGCAAACAATGGACGGGCTGAACCATCAACCGCACCAAGCAAGTTAGCGAAATCAATGTTTGTGTATCCACCTGATGGTGAAACCATTAAGCGATTTGGTGTAAAGCGCATAACGCCATAAGAATCTGCAATTCCATCAGCAATAGCCTTGTAAATTGAAGTTCCAGATGATGCACCTGCTCCATCAGCAGCGATTGTTGCTGCATAAGCATCTGTCTTTTGTGCGTATGATGCTGCAAGTTCGCGAATCAAAAGATCTGCAAAAGATGGGTCTGAACGATCAAATAGTTCAACATTGACTACATTTGCGCCCGCAAACTTAACGATGTTGTCTTCTTGGAAAGTTACAACTGTATCAGTTGATGAAAACTCTGATCCTTCAGAAGTTAGAGCAACAGTTGCTTGAGTTCCTAATTTTGGCGTGAACACCTTCATGCCGGAAGCAGGAAGTGCAGCACGCTCAATGCTGTTAATGAATGGGCGTGAATCGTCAATTACTCCGATAACATCGCGTAGGTAATTTGGTGGAACCATACCTGTGTTTTCAGAAACAGTTGCAATTTGTAATGCTGCTACTAAATCGCGTGCATCTGTATCGCCTTGTAATGCGCGAACTTGTGCATTTAGATATTGTCCGGCTGTAACATTTGTATCAACGCGTGGCTTTGTGTATGCCATGTATTGTGCAGTTACAACTGGAGCCTGTGTCGCTTCTACCGCTTCGGTTGCGATAGGAGCCTCAGAAGTAATTTCTGACACTATGTTCTCCTTTGTTGTGGTTTCCTCAGCGGTTGCTTCGGAATTCTCTGTTGTTTCACTAGCAGCAACTTCAGCCACTCTTGCGCTGTCAATTGCTGGATCTGTTACGAGTGAAACTTCTTGAAGTGTGCTGGATTTAATTCTCAACACGCCTTCTTCATTTTTCCATTCGTTAATTTTTACACCTACGCTAAAGCCGTCGCGTAATCCCGTAGCGGCTTCTTCTAAAGCGTCATCCGCAGAAAAAGTTTTAGCCAAACGAAAGGTTGCCTCTAAACCCGTATCTGTTGCAGTTATATCAACAAGTTTTCCAAGCGGCTTTGTTCTTTCGTGCTCAAGCAATAATTTGACAGGTTTTGAAAAATCAATGCTGTCTTTTTCAAATACTGTTAATCCTGCACTTGTTGAACCTTGCTCATCCCATGTAACAATCTTTCCTGAGATAGTGCGTTTGTTTGTATCGGCAGCGGTTATTTCTATTGGGAAATTAATCTTCATCGGATTAAGTCCTCCTCCTCTTGGATTTGCTCAATGCTCATTGCACCGATGCGGTTTAGGATTTCATAAACTTGCGCACGCTCTAATGCAGATCCACGCAAGAAATCATCAATGTCAAATCGTGTTTCAATTCCGTTGGGGCAAAAATCCGCAGCAGATAAGCGTTGCTCAATTGCTGTCAAGATTGGTCGTAATGAAAAATCAATCAATGCTTTTCTTTCTGCAACTGTGTTTGTGTAAGTCATTGATGTAGTTTCAGCAGATATGAAACTGGCAGGAATTCCTGAAGCCCTTGCAATTTCTAAAGCGAGGTACTGACGGGCTTCATTCATTTGTAACGACTTAGGGTCGAAACCTAAAGTTTGTAATTCTACATCAGCATTTAAGAATGCAGTTGCTCTTGTTGATCTTGATATCTTCCAAGATTCTAAAAGTTTTGTAATTCGCTCAGGAGTTAAGTTTGTGCCGTTTGATTTAAGAACCATTTGTGGCATTGGCTCTCTTGCATACATTTCAGCGGCTTGCTCAAGTGCTGCGGCGGCTTTAATTGTGCGACCTGCTCGATTTAATATTCCTTCATCTAAACCATTAAATACAATTAAAGATCCAAGTCCAAATGGTGGCACACGCTTTCCATCAACTGTATAATATTCAATTTCTGTTGAATTACCATTTAATGATGCAAATACTCTGTTTGGTGCAATTCTTGTCCATGCTCTAATTCTTGAAGCATCGGTTGCTGCATAAGCATCCATAACCATTCCATAAGCAACGCCATAAAGTAAAAGATCTTCAGCGATCCAAGCATAAATTGCTGATCCTGCAACTCTTGGATCTGGTTGCATAATTACTCGATTTGGTCTTACATGTTCATTTGTAAAATGATTATATTGTTCAAGTGGTAAAGATCCAACTGTTGAACAAATTATTCCTCTTGCTCGAGCACCTGATGGAATTGCCATGAACTGTTCGCGAGATGCAGTTGTTGTTCCAAATAAAATTCCACCAACTAATTGCTGAGAGTTGTAAGGTGCTAATGCAGCAGCAACATCAACTTGTGTATTTTGTTGATTTGATTTAGCAATGAATCGGTCAAATAATCCCATTAGCACATAATATACCATAAATACAAATTATCCGACTTGAATATCAATTTCCGTTTCTACTTGTGTCGCAAAATATGTTGCAAGTGCCGAAGCGACCGCTGCACAAACAGCCACTCGACTTGCACGCCTTCCGATGATCCATGACCCATCCCCATAGGGCAGTTTCGCAGCGGAAAGTGTTTGTTGGGTCAGTTCGTCTTGACCTCCATGCTGTAATCGATGGGAATTGATTGCGCCCAACCACCGATCACAACTTTCAGCATATATCGCCCCATCCATATCTGTAATGGGAATTCCAGCCGGAACTAACCGACTTGCGACGGCTTGTGCAGTCCTCTTGGAATAAGCGACAGTCTGAACATTATATTTTCTAACATAAGGAGCAACATCGTTTGCAACCGCTAAATCATTTATTGAATAATCATTTGACCATGTATGAAGTAAAACTAAATTAAATCTTTCTCCCGATAACCTTTGAGTTGCAACCAATGCGCCAAATTTTCGATCTGGAGATAAATCCAAGCCAAGCCATGTAGGTGCTTCAGGATCTAAAGGTATCGGATCGCTCTGACACAATCCCCATTTTTGTGCATCAATTGCGCTGTTAATTGTATCTACCCACTGCGCAAGTACCTCGGTTCGGACAATATCCGGAGGATCGTTAATAACTGCTTTTAAGTTATCTGGATGAATTGTTATTCCCAATGATGGATTGGCTTGAGCAAATGCACTCCAATTAATCTCGCCTGACGGAAGCAAGATCGGAGCATCGGGTTCTGCACTCCACTCAAACCAACCTATCGGATCGTTGGTTGTAGCCGAAGCCAACGCCCTCTCACGCAATTTATTTAAGATTACGGAATGCTGATCTCCGGCTGAAGAATACACCCATACCTGCGGGTTTTTTGCAGCCATCATGGAATACCGCATACTTGACCAAGCATCCTCATCCTTGTATTCACGCAACTCATCAAGGTGGATTGTTTCAGGTTTGCTCAAACCTCTCGCTGCATTGTTAGCAGCCTTTACAACAAACCGCCTATTGCCAAACAATTCAATTTCTTCAGCACCATGTTGCCATCGGATTTTCTTTACTTCCTTTTCCAATTTTGGATGCGTTTCAATTAAGCCAACAATCTGTCTAAATGTTTCAAGTGAGGTTGTAAGTCTGTGGGCTGATGCAAGTTGTAATCCTTCTCCCCATACAAACATGCCAGTTAAAATCCGAAGCATCATCAGCGTGGACTTGCCTTGTTGTCTTGCCATAATCAATCCAAGTTCAGAATGCGCCCAACGACCATCGGCTCGAATTTTATGACCATGAATACACACAAAGCGTTGCCATTCCATGAGATTGATCCCAAGTTCGGTGGCAAGGTCAATCATATCTTGACCTTTTGAGGGTAGATCAGTCAATTTTGAATGAATTCGTGGAGTTTGCACACCTCCTAATTCTGAATAAGCCGGATCACTTAAGATTTCTCCCGTTTGTAAATTAATCAAATCGATTCAATCTGAGCGTGAGCGATCGAGGTGTTTTGTGGGTTAGAAAGGGAAAGGGGGGTCGGTGCTCT